TTATCTAAAGAGGAAATACAAAACATCTATGACTCTAGGGTGAGTCATGAAAGTATTACCCAAAAACAACAAAGTAATAACTTAAATTTTCTTACTGATGACCTAGAAGAGATGGAAAGAAGAGATAGAAAACTTAAAAGCTATTTAGCTTAGTTTTCCATTGCCAGGAAAGTATAAGTAGAAGATACAGAAGGAAGTCTTAGTTTGGTTCTAGATGATAATCTAGTAGTAGCTGGACTTAAGTTTAAAGCAAACCTATTATCAAACACTGGCTCTTGTGATCTAAAAGAATGTATTACAGTTAGGCTTTCATAAATAGTATTGTGTTGATTGTGAAAAATCTCATCCAAAGCAACCCACAAGTCCATTAATTCACTTTCTTTGTTCTTGTTAGACCAACATATAAACTCAAAAGCCATCTCTACAGTTTGATCTAAGGCATTCTTTCCCTCACCATCCCTTATTTTAGTTAAGGTTAACGCCTTACACTCATCATCTTTCATATCCCAAAATCTAATGGCATTATGATAAATTCTATATAGTCCAGAGTCTTCCCCTATCTCTACAACAGTTCTTAAACTAGAAGTATTGTCATTAGTAGTTAAATACTTAATGATATTTTTAATGGGATCTTGAAAAGCCATTATACTGGTGCTGTATAGTCTCCAGATATCTCTTCATTAAATGGAACTACTAATAGCTCATAATGATGAGGGATAATTGATTGTGCATACAATACTTTCATTTCTTGAACGATATAGAAATTACTACTATCAATGGAAAAATGAAAAACATAATTACTATGGGTAGGAGTAAAAGAAGTACCAGATACGAACAAAAGAGCAGGTTTTTCTTCAATTAATTCAACCTCTTGTTGCACCAACCCTGAAGATTTATGATGGTAGTGTTGTAACCTACATGAAATATTAGCATACTCTGTTGCTAATAAACTCACTATAGGCATATTATAATCATCAACATCTGAGGGGTTAATGTTGAACTCATAAACATTTGCCTTATGAATCAACAAATTCTCAAAAGACATTATACTGGTGCGTTTAAGATTTCAGTTCTGGATGAATTAATTAACGTTGGAGATGGATTTTGAACGCCTGGAAAGGTGAAATTGACTGTACTGTATTTTGTTTTCACCATAGCAACCAAATCATCTATTTCATCTGAAAAAGAACTAGTGGTAGTTTCCACACTAGTTGAACTAAACTGATATTCCCCTATTCTCTCTGAAGCTACAGAACTACTAGAGGATTGTTTAGATAGTAAACAGAAATTAAGGAGAGTTAAGTTAGCTAGGACTTCAACATCTTTAGGTATTGTAGGGAAACCCCAATGGTACTCTACTGTGATGTACTTTTTCCAAACACTATCCCTAGTTCTCTCTACAAAAGAACTTCTAACTAAATAATCATCTGAAGATGTTTCTGTATCTGATGTAGATGGGTAAGCAGAATCATTTTCAAATATTTTAAAGTCATAGACATCATCAGCAACTAAAGGAGATCTTAAAAAGATCTCCCTAACAGTTGTGTCTGACAATATAAAGGAATACTGATCTTTATAGAGCCTAAAACTAAAACCTAGATTGAGTAGTGTGTCAACCTTAAAGTCGTTCCACACTACCCAATCTGGCTGAATATACTCTTCAGTTACTTGCCCATTACTCAGAGCAACAACAGAAGACTCTGTAGCATAATAGGGCATAGTAGATTACTAAGGAGATTCTAGTCCAATTGATGAATCCATGTTACCAATGGCAACTACTGGACAAAGTGGGGCTGTTCCACCATACTCATACTGTTGCTGACAATAGAATCCAACTCTAGATGTTAGAACTGTTCTAAAAGCATCTACAGCAATCTCTTCTTCTGTTCTGATAGAGACTTTTCTACGATCACCAATAGTTACACTTGGAATATGAACCAAGATGGCATAACCACCAAGACCATACTCTCTAGGAGTACCTAATGCACCAGTACCATCTTTAGTGACTTCATAAGTAGCACCTTCTGCTGCTACTGGAGAACCTGATGGGCCTCCACCAAGTGTAGTAGCTGCTGCACCACCTGGTAACCATTGTGATTCAATAATTTTCAATCCAAATAGTTGACCAACTTCACCTGTCAAAATAGTGGCATCTCTACCATACTTTTCTAGAGTCATCAACTCACTACTCATCAATAATTGACTAGCAGCAACTGAATTAACAATTAAAACTAATTCTCTTTTGTTTCTACCCAAAATACCCATTTTTGAAATGGCATCTCTAACTAATTCATAGGCAGTAGAACCATAAAAAGAGTCACCTGCAGCATCAATAACATTCTTACCACCTCTTCTCAATGCAACTGTCAACAAACCATCACAAATAACATTAGGGTTATTTGTCATTTGTTGATCTGTAGCACCATTGAAGTCAATCAACCCTGTCTCTTTCCAAATGTTGGTGGCTCTTCTAATATCAGCAGCTACAGTTCCACTATTAACACTAGCACCTGAAGTATCAGGATCTATTGCTGAAGTACCAACTTCTTGACCCAACAAAAAGGCTTGCTCTTCTGCAGCAGCTAATGCACTAGCAAAATCTTCAGTCACTACACGCTGAATATTTTGATTTGCATCTTCCATCACTTCTCTAGAAATCATGGTTTGAGCCATAAGTTTTCTAGCAGTGATTTGATAGCTATCTGACGTTACGCCAGTTGCTTCACCCTGTGCTGCTTCATTAGGTTGGTGATAAACCCTGGTTCCTGAAGCAATAGTTGGAATATTCATGGTCGTATAGGGCATATTGACTGTTCTAAACATAGAACGTACAAATGTTTTTTCCCTCATTAAACCATGAAAAGTGTTAAGCAGTGGTTCTGGAACAAAATGCTCAACACTATCAACTATATTAGGTTGATTATCAGCACTAACAGAACCAATAGCTTCTTCATCTGGGCCTTTGGTGAAGACACCTTCTAAATTACTCATTATTATATACCTCTCTTAAGACTATGCTATCTGCGACCTGACATACCCATCATTTGACCAACAACTGCATTTAATGCATCAAGTTTTTGATCATCATTTAGGGCAGATATTTCAGTTTTAGTTAAGGTGGCTGGATTAACACTTCCACCTTTCACCACTAAATCTCCATCATTATTCTTGAAAACCCTAGCTTCTGGCTCTTCAGTTTGTCGTTCTTCAACATTGTTGAAATCTTGGTTTCCACCAGATTTACGAACTGCATCACTAGGAGAAGGATTTTGCTGGAAGGATTCAATAGCCTCAGAGGTTGCTTCTTTAACTTGTTGCTTGAAAACGTCAGAACCAGCATCAACTTTTGTTTCTAGAACATCAATTCTCTCAACTACTCCATCAAAAGCTTTAGTGATCTCAACAAGAGCACTATTAACTTGATCAAATGCTCTAGCAATATTATCATTCTGCTTATCGAAAGCTGCTCTAATGCTAGATTCATTCTGAGTTCTTAGATTAGATTCTAATCTATCAGAATTGCTTCTAAGAGCATTAGTGCTTTTTTCATGTTGAGACTTCTCAGTAAAGTCAACTTTTTCAGTTAAATTTAATACTGCTGTTGAAAGCTCTTGATTCTTTTGTTCAACAGATTGCCTTAATGCTGTTAAAGCATCATTTAGCGACCTAATAGAACCACCAATAGCTTCAGCAATTCCATTTACTATTTCTGAATGCATCGTGATTTTCTCCTCTTGGCGTTCAGGTTGTGCAGGTTCTGGTTGAGGTTCTGCTGGCTTCTCTGGCTCTTCTTCAGCCTTCAACAAGGAACTCTCTTCAGCACCTAATGGATCAGGAACAATTTGTGGTGGCTCTGCTAAATCTGATTGTTGTACATCAGACAAATCTGTCATGTTTTTGCTCACCCCATCCTTAAATGACTTCATTATAACTGCAGCCCAACCCCTTGGATTGGATGGAAGACCTACAGCACTAATTTCGTCTAGTCTACCCTCTTCAAGCACTTGAATGGGTAGTTCTTCATTCTCATTCATAGCCTTAATGTCTGAACTAGCACTATCTTTCTTTTCTACTGTGCTTTTTGTAACAACTCCAGAAACACTAAGACCAATTCGTATGCCTTGTTGAGATTTTGAAACCAGTTTCTTAACTAAATCATTAG